TTTATTCAGTCTATAAATGAAAATGAAAGTCTTTATGAAGTGTCGAGTAAATGCGTGACTGATTTTGAGATTTTTAACGGATTTTATCTTCAAATTAATTGGGCTGTGTTAGGCGGTAAGATAGCATCTATCTATCACTTAGACTATTGTAAGGTAAGGACTAATAAAGACAATACGCAATTTTGGTACAAAGAAGATTGGACTAAAACGCAAGATAAAGCAGATGTATATCCTGCATTTGATTTAGATAATAGAGCGGGTACTCAGATACTTTACGTTAAGGGGTATAGACCTAATATGGATGCTTATTCAATCCCTAATTATATATCAGCTCTTAACTACATTCAATCAGATGTTGAAGTTTCAAAACATACTTTAGGTAATGCGAAGAGTGGATTTAGTCCAAGTAAGCAAGTAACTTTTGTTAATGGTGAACCTGAATCAGAAGAGGCTAAGAGAATAATTACTAAAAGATTTCAGCAAAAGTTTACGGGTTCGGAAGGTTCTAAAATCGTAGTTGAGTTCGTTAAATCGAAAGACCAACAAACATTAATTACAGATTTAGGACAATCGGATTTAACTAAGGAGGATTTTACAGCAGTTAATAACCTCATTCAACAAGAGATATTTTCAGGTCATAGAGTTACTTCACCAATTCTTTTTGGGATTAAAACAGAGGGGCAATTAGGAGGTAATACTGAATTAATTAACTCTTATGAAATCTTCAAGAATACCTACTCTAATGAACGCCAAATGGCTATCGAAGAGGTGTTTAATTATCTAGCATCTTTGAAAGGTGTTAAAAGTAAAATCAAGATAATTGATGTTGCACCTATCAGTCAAAATGCGTTAGACCCTGCTTTCTTGACTTATTTACCTAAAGAGTTTATACTTGAAAAGTTAGGGGTTGATTTAAATAAATATCAAGTAGTTAGCGAACAATCAGCTCAACCAATAAATTCAAATGATAACATCAAAAATTTAACGGGAAGGCAACACCAAAATATCGATAGAATAGTAAGAAAAGTCAATCAAGGTAAACTATCAAAAGAACAAGCAATAATGTTGTTAAAGTCGGGTTATGGGCTATCAGATGAAGAGGCTAACACTATGTTAAGCGTTCAATCTAACTTTAGTGATGAAGATGTAATCAGCGTTTTTGAACAATTTGGCGAAAACAAAAAAGATTACATAGTTCTAAAGAACTCAAAGAAATTAGAATCGTTTATTGAAGATGAACTTTTCAGAATGGATTTTGAAGATGACTTCACGAAGTTAGAAGCAGATGTTTTAGGGTTGATTGATAAAAACAAATTGATTGATAACGAGGCAATAGCAACGGCTTTAAAAATTGATGTTAGTGAGGTAGAGGGAATTATTGAATCGTTACTCGATAAAGAAGCAATCACTCAAAGACCTAACAAACTCGGCACTTTAGAAACTACTTTAACAAAACCACTTAGCGAGCTAGTAGATACAAAGCCACAAACTACTTCATTTCGTGTAATGTATTCTTATGATTGGCGCAAAGAAATTCCAAGAGGTCAAAGAAACTCAAGCACACACCCATCAAGACCTTTTTGTGTAAAAATGATGTCATTAGATAGGCTTTATACAAGAACTGATATAGAATCAATTAGTGCAAAATTAGGTTATGATGTATTTACTAGAGTTGGTGGATTTTGGAATAACGGCGGCGAAGTAGAATATCATTGTCGTCATGATTGGGGTGCGAGATTAGTAGTTAAAAAAAATAAGAAATAATGTCAAAAAATATAACACTCATATCAGTAGCAGCTATAAAAGAAAGAACGGGACTACATAATAATGTAGATGAAAAACTAGTCTTACCTGTTATCAAGATTGCCCAAGATATGTATATTAGGCAGTATGTAGGGTCTGAGTTATTTGATAGACTAATTGAAGGGATTGACAATAACGATTTGAACGCTTATGAAAATACTTTGATTGATGACTATATAACAGATGCGCTATGTTGGTTTACAATGTCTGAGTTAACACCTGAATTGCTTTATCAATTTTACAACAAAGGAGTAGTTAAGAAGACAGACCAAAACACAAGCCAACTAAGTGTTGAAGAGATTGTCAATATTGAGAATAAGCATAAGAGGTACGCAGAACATTACGCACAATGTCTAGTTAGATTCTTACAACAGAATCGTAATAATTACCCTGAATACTTAACTATGCAACTAAGAATAGATAGTTTAAGACCTAGAGGTATAGGGTTTACAACGACTATTTATCTTGGTGACTTAGAAGAAGAGATTACCAACAAACAAAGGCTTTCAGACAATCCATTTTATGAATAAAGGAATCACTAAAAAGAACGAACAAAAATTCATAGAGTATTTAAAAAAGACAAATGGCAACGTTAATACAGATAATAAACAAGATAAAGGATATAGGGGATGCAAACAAAATGATTCAAACAACAATGTTCGGGATTCCGATGGATGCGCAAGCACTCCAAGACGTTAAATATCCTCTATTTTGTTTTGACCTTGTAGATATGCCTTTGTCGGATAAGATAGAAACGTTCAACTTTAGAATGATGTTTCTCGACATGATGAAAGCGGATAGGTCAAATGAGGAGGATGCGCTATCTGATATGATAATGATAAGTAACGATGTAGTAGCGGCTTTAAACAATAACAACAACGATTTTCAATTAAACAAATCAATCCAAAGGGAAAGAATACAAGATGAAACTCCAGACATACTTTGCGGTACAATGTTAACTGTTTCTCTTTATCAACCTATGGATTACAATAGATGTCAAATACCAACTTATTAAAAATATAAAAACATGGCAACAAGCGCATATAGCCGTATCGTAGCGGCTGAATTTAATAGACCCGCTGATACAACAGCATACACAGCGAAAGATGCAATAGCAAATGCTACATCTTCAGCTAGTGTATTGATTTTTCCTAACATTACTCCCGAAGTTTCTCAGTTTGGGTATCTAGTAAAAGCTAGATTAATCACCAATAAGGCTTCGTGGGCATCAACTAATGCAGCAGTATTTAAACTTCATTTGTATAGTGAACCCATAACGGCTTTTAATGATAATGCACAAGCTAACTTAGTTTACTCAAATAGGGCTAGAAGAATAGGTATGATTACCTTTTCAGCATTACAAACAGAAGGCTCTGGCAGTGACATGGCTTCTGCATTATGGACAGGTGCATTAGCTTTCATGAGTAAAACAACTACTTTAAATTCAATCACTTCAAACACTACTATTTACGGGATTCTACAAGTTGATTCATTTACAGGTGCTTTAACGCCTGACTCAGGTCAATCATTTTTCATCGAGTTAACAGCAGATTGTTTCTAATGAGGCAGCTAATTAAAAGACTATTATTAACACCTAATTCCTTTGACCCTGATGCAGCTACCTATATAGCAGCAGCAGGAATTACTAATGCAGCCCATAGAAATGCTATTAATACTTACATTGTAGGTTTAAAAAATGCAGGGTTATGGAATAATATTACAGCCGCTTACATAGCTTGGAATAGTGCAACAACGGCAGCAACTAATTTAAAAGGGAATACACTTAATGGGACTATTGTAGGAAGCCCAACAATAGGGTCTTCAGGATATGCCTCAAGTGCTTCAAGTTATTTTAAAACAGGGATTATCCCCTCTACTGATTTAACATTAAATGACCATTCAATAGGCGTTTATTTAAAAGGAACGGGAGGAAATAATAATGTAATAGTAGGTAGTCAAAATGCAGGTACAACGCAAAGAATAACATTAGTAGCTGGAGCTATAACTACGGCAGGAATTGAGTATGTAGATTGTAATTATACTGGAAGGTTGCTAAAGACAGATATTGAAGGTAAAGCAACTGCATTTTTATTAGGAACAAGAACAGCAGGAGGAGCAAGTACAATGTATAGAAATGGAACATCTATAATTACAGGAACGCAAACAGGTAGCATGCCTACCATGGAGTTAGTATTTGATGGGAATAATATAAGCGGTAATGCTAACCCAACTCCACAAGGTAGCACATCAAGACAATACGGATACTTCCATGTCGGCAAACACTTTGATTCTACACAAGCAAGCAATTATCACACATTGATTACAACATTATTAACATCTTTAAGTGTAATATAATGAGCATTAAATTATCAAAACAATTTGCAGAAATGTATTTGGGTTATAGGTCGGGCGTATGTATATTTAATTACGCTATAATCAATAATGAATATTATACGGGAGTGGCTGCAATACAACAATTTCCTGAGTTAGATTTTTCAGATTTTGAAATAGTTACAATTAACGAACAATAGTTATTATATTAGCGATAAATTACAATGAGTAAAATGATTCATCACGACCCGAACGGCATATTTGTAACACTTTTTTTCTTAGTAACGGGGACTTATTTTCAGTTAATGAATTTTGTCGTAGAACACGCTGATTTAAGCATGAAAGTAATCTTGTTTATTTTAGGAGTAGTTTCTTATAGCATTTCTATTTATCAAAGTTTAAAAAAGAAAAAATGACTTTCTTACAAAGATTTTCAAAAAATATTCGCAATGGCAAAAACAACAATTAAAGCAAGTAATGTTAATCAGCCTGCCCCAAGATGGTATAGATTGACTAAAAGGATAATTTACTTGTTAACATCAAGTTCGATTTTAACGGGTACTTTGACAAGATTCAATATCTCAGAAGCAGACCAATTACTTATTTTTGGGTGGTTGATGTTAGGGATGGAAATATTGAATATCATTTTAGCGAATGGTGAAACCTACTCTAAAAGAAATCAGCAATGAGATTAGAATACGTTTATAGGGCTTTAGCGGCGTGTTTATTACTTGCCTTACTTGTTTTCTACTCCATGATTACAAGCGGATGTAATGCGCAAAAGAAAGCTACTAAACATATGTTGAAAGCGTGGTCATTAAGTCCTGAAACGGCTGTAAAGTATTGTAGGCAAGTAGCACCAATTAAAGAAGTAGTTAAAGACTCGATTATCTATCTTGAAGGGAAAGTAATTTATGAAACTGATACTATAAATGTGGATTGTGATAGTATCAAAGTTGTAAAAGTTCCTTACATTAAGACTATTAAAAAAACAGATACTATCTATGTAGGCAAAACTATTACCCAAATAGATGAAGTTTCTTTAAACATCGAAAGAGAAAAGTCTTATAAACTAAATTTAGAAAAACAAGTTTTAGAATTGAAAAACAAACAATATCTAAAAGCGTTAGCGGCGTGTATTGGTTTACTTGCATTACTTACTCTATTTTTGTTTAAAAGATGAAACTAACACTAACTGAAGATATTAACGCATGGCATAATAAAAAAAGGGTTTTAGTTCCTAAAGGCGCAGAAGTTGTAAAAATAAGCTACTCAGAACCTGTCTATATTGTACAATTTAACGACATTAAGTTTCCCGTTCACGAATCAAAAGTTAAAATAAATGGATAAAATTTCATTGCAAAGAATTGAAACAGCACATCCTAAGTTAAGGAGTGAGTTAATTACTATCTTTTCAAGAATAAATGCAGCGTTAACGGGTAAGGCTATTTGTCGATTTGCTTACGTTTTAAGAACGTTTAAAGAACAAGATGAACTATTTGCACAAGGTAGAACTATCAAGGGTAAAATCGTTACTAATGCTAAAGGTGGATTGAGTTACCATAATTACGGATTAGCTGTCGATATTGTACTTTTAAAAGACACTAATAAAGATGGAACATTTGAAACTGCATCATGGGAAACTAATATTGATTTTGATGGAGATGGGGTAGCAGATTGGATGGAAATAGTATCTATTTTCAAGTCTTATGGATGGGAATGGGGCGGTGATTGGAACTTTAAAGATATGCCACATTTTCAAAAATCATTTGGTTTAAAATGTTCTGATTTATTGATTAAGCATAATAAGAAACAAGTTGATAAAGAAGGCTATGTTTTAATTTAATTATCTAGTGAAAATAAAAGTAAAATATCAGAAGTTAGGAAGGCAAAAAGCCTACGGCATGGCAGACGATATTATTATTTTAGACCCAAGACTTAAAGGTAAAAAACACCTTGAAATCCTTATACATGAGGCTTTTCACGTTATCTTTCCCGACTTATCAGAATCA